ATTCCCCTCCATGCTTTTGATACGCTCGCGGTGTTCCGGTTTTAGCTCTTCCTCTGGGACGACTTCACCGAGTGCTTCCAACGTAACCCTTTCCAGTCCCATGTCGTAGAGGTCATCGAAGTGTTCGTGGACAGCCCCAAGCAATCCTTGCAGGATGACATAAGTTGGATCAAATGTCTTTTCGCCATCAACTTCAACCTGAGTATCTCGAGTTGCATATGCACGGATAGCAAAGCCATCCTCGTCTTCATTCTCATCTTCCAAAGGCTCCAAGACAATATAGTAACGCCCCTTCAGTAAGCCGGCTTGCTCGAGGGCGGCAATCTTTTCTTCGTCTATGATTAAATCACTCATGCTTTCTTCTCCAACCACTCTAGTGGTATTGTCCCATCCGCCCACAGTATACCTTGCTTATCACACCAAGATCCATATGTGGTTTTACTAGACCGGTTTAACTTGTTGGATGCTCTCAGGAACAACATACGTATGTCAAGAAACATATTCTGTTTAATCACGAGTAGCATCTTCTGTCTGTCAGCAGGGCTAAAAAACCCTTTGGCTTCAACATATATATCTTGTTCCGGAAGATAAAAGTCCGGTGTGTATATCCTCGGCTTTGGTTGGTACGAAATCTTATGAGATTCATACTCAAACTTAACTCCTTGTTCTGCAAGGTATTTTGCAACACTGAGCTCGTAATCTGAGCGGAACTTGTGCCGTTGTGGTTTACTCATAAGTTGACGAGTCCCTGTATCGATTGAGAAATTCTATCCTGTAATTTAGGACTTGTATTCCCGATTTGCAGAAGTGCGTGTGAGTATTCATCTCCGGGGAAAACTACGACTCGTCCTTGGCGTACGACATTTGCGATACTCACCAATTCGTCCGTAGCTTTCTTTCCGTCGCGTTCCCACGTTTCGTGCCCTAAAGGTTGACCGAAGTGTTGCCACATAGTCAACGGCAAGCATCTATCAAAGTTACGTGCCCATCTAACCCACGGGTCGCCACCTCTCTTGTCAGCGGCCTCGATGTAGACTGCGTAAGCTCCCTCATTCAGGTAGAGAAGCTGACGGTCCACTTTCTGTGTCATCAGAAGGGGCATCTTTTGTCTCCACAACAATTCTACGTAGGGTAGCTAGGCCGTCTGCTTTAATACCGAGGCCGTAGTCAGTACAATCAAGTTGGCAAAAAACTTTACCACGCTTGTACGTCATATCACCGACTTGGTAAATTGTTGCGTACTGCACTTCCTCTAAAGCCGGTCGTAGCTCATCGATAACCATCGTGTTATGTCGCTCCACATCTTTCATGATGCGGTCTTTCAGCTTGATGATCTTCCCTTGTAGCTCAACTACTTTTTTGATGTCCGCAGTCTTCATAGTTCCTTAACCTTTAATGTGTGGTACCAGACGACAGGCTTATTCTTTGCTCGAGAGGTTACCTTCTCGTGCTGTACAGCCTTCGGCCAGCAGTGCTTACGGTAACCGCAGAACGTACAGTTCTTAGCCAAGAGTTTATTCCCGGTAACAATCCTTTCACCCTGCAAAGTAAAGGCTTCATCAACAGGCTCTATCGGCGGTTTCTTGTATTTAAAGTTAGACATCAAGGCTTCAACAACTTTACCAGCTTCTGAGATGTAGTAATCTCTGTCTTCCGTCTGGTCATCCGGGGCTTGTACAAACTGGATTTCTCCACTTGATTTATCCACCACAATCCACCCGCCGAAGTCTTTTCCCTTAGCCTCTGCATAGAGGTGTCCCTGCATGAGATAACCGAAGGGGTCGTCTTCTTTAAGATTGTCGTAACCTTTACTAAACTTTTGTGTGTAAGAGTAAGGGCTAGCTGACTTTACGTCCCAGACCTTCTCTCCGTCCACAGGATCGTCGATAATTAAATCGAGGGTACCCTGTACCGTTTCGCCGCCAACGTCTAACTGGCACCTTCCCTGTGCCTCTAAGATCTTAACACCGGCTCCTTTGAGGATAGCCATCACGGCACACTCCACAAGATCACCAATGAGAAAACGTAGGATAACGTTGTAGGTCATTTCCTCATCTTTACCATCACGTCCGTGTATCTGTTGACAGAGGGGGCGTCCCAACCCACTCATACGTATCCGCCATTCCGGGTTACGGTCGAATTGTTTTTCGAGTGCCTCGCGACAGTCCTGTGCAAACTCCTCAAGCACAGAAGGGGAAAGCGATGCTTCCCCCCTCGTTGCCGCTTGAAGGAAGTTCTTAACTTGAACTTCCGCCAGCATCAGTTAAAGTCCGCCGCTAAATCAACTTCCTCATCTTTAGCTTTCGCTTTAACAGCCTCCTTATGTTGTTCGAGGATGTTTGCGTTGGACGCCTTCACTGTCTCGAGGAACATGGTCATAGTCTCCATTGACGCATCATCCATCGGGATAGTTTCTTTTTGCGTAAACACAGGAGTGAAGTAAGTCACACTGCCCATCTTGTTACGCTTCGTAGTGAGCTCAAAAACCACCTCGTTCATGAGAGTGTTGCGGCCCAACCGCTCAATCGCCTCACGTGCAGGACGGAAACCAGAACGCTTGAAGTAAGTCATGACTGGGTAGTTTTCAATCTTAACATCCATGCCTCCTGCTGTCTTACCAGTCATCGTGATTAAGGCGTAGAACACCTGATTACACGTAGCGAGACGTGAAGCCAGTGTCCGAGGGTGCTTTTCACCTAATTCATCCTCCTCCGATTTTGACAGACGGCCACACTTATTTCCACCTGTAGTGTCGGGAAACTGAAAGTCCAAGGACGGTGCTTGCACAGAGCGAGAAGAAAACTTACCTTCATCCTGATCCCAGACACTCCACTCATACGTACGTACTAACGGACGGAACTCTACGCTATCTGCGTAAACAAACTCACCATCGTAGTACACTTTCCACGCGCCTTTCTTGAGAGTCTGACCATCGTCAGTCTCACTTTCGTAGTTGATGTTAAGACGTGACAGTCCCGTTTTGGGAGTATCTTCCGCCGCCTGCCCTGACAGTTTCATTAGACCCTCCCGGTCACCTGACTTCACTGCCGCCATCATGCCATCAAAGGCATTATCCGTTACGCTCAATTCGCCCATTACGCTCTCCTTAGTTTGCGTAGACAACTTCGGTGTCCAACCAGTTGGACCCCATCTTACACTCGACGGAAATTGGCATATCATACTCAACACCGTATCTCCGTCGACACTCTTCGGGAAGAGACATCATCGCCTCCACCACCAGATTAGTACAAGTATCCTCCTCTCCGGGGAATACGTCAAGTACTATACTATCATGTACTGTGTTACATATCACACTTTTCAATTCGTTAGATTTCATAGACTTATGTAACTTTACTAAGGCTATTGGTAGGAGATCACCTGTTGCAAACCCCTGTACAGGGTAGTTACAGATGGCTGTCCGGTTGGTCGCCGTCCCCCACTCTGTCCACGTCGTTCCGGGAAACGCATACTGTCTTCCGGATGGTAGCGTGATGAAACCCTTCTCGACTGCGTCGCTCTGTAGTTTGTCGTGCCATGCAGTCACACCCGCGTATTTGTCTTTGAACGCACGGTAGTACCTTTGCTGATCAGGAGTACCTGTCGTTCCCCCGTAGAGCGGCTTAAAAGTATGAGCCTTAGCGTCTTGCCTTGAGCACCCGATAATTTCAGCAGTGACAGTGTGTACATCTGTCTTGTTCTCCACGTCATGATATACCTGTGGGTCGTTCGCTAGGAATCCTGCGACTCGGAACTCGAGTTGTCCGTAATCAGCCTCGAGTATTTTCCCTCCTTCAAAACGAGAGACCATTGCCCGCCGGATAGCGAATGTAGAACCACGGGGCATATTCTGGAAGTTGGGGTTACGAGAACTGAGCCGTCCTGTAGCTGTGACACATTGCATGAAATCGGGGTGTACGATGTTATCCCTGTCTTTGTTGTTTTTGAGTCCTTCAACAAAAGTAGAGAGGTAAGTGCGTAGTGCATTGTATCGGGAGTAGCTCTCTGCAAACTCTCGGGCGGTACCAGAAAGTTCATCGAGGCGTTCTCTAAGTGTTTCATGATCTGTTTTGAATCCGGCGGCGGCTGTGTCCCACGCATCTCGGGGAATGATTTTAAAACCCGCCACTTCTTTAGTCGGTGCATAAATTACCCCGTCCCCTTCGCATGGTTTACAAATACGTACGGCTTTACCTTCCGTACCGTCTTTCTTAACGACTTTCTTGCGGCCGGCTCCCATACAAGCTGTGCAACGGGAGGCTACAGTCTTTCGTAGTATCTCCGTCTCATCCTTCACGTACATGCCAAATAAATTTTTTGTCATTTTTGTACGTTGCTTGGGTTTACGGGTAGCACCACGTAACTCTGATCCCAAGTTGAAGATGGAGGACCAACGCTTCTTGTCTATCACCTTACGTGAGTAGAACAGCATGGAACGGTCGTCCGCGCTGTTGAGGTTGACAGGCGTGTCGCCCATCGCTTCTTCAGCCATCCGCTGTAGCTTGACTTCGAGGGCGTTCATCTCGTCCCGGTACTCTTTCTCAATCTCACTGAGCGCACTTGGGTCGATCTTGATACCTGTCCTCTCCAAG